ACCTTGTTGTTCATTGGTACTACCATCACTATAGTTATAATCAGTATCCCGTCTTTCTGTTCTTACTTCTAATTCTCCACATCTACTATTACCATCGTTAAGATATTCGTTTCTAGGATACGCAGGTTCTACAAAAAATGTTAATATTGTAAGAGCTAAAATAATTAATCCTGCAAAATAATATTTCATCTTGAGAACCTCCATACATTACCTATTTAAATCTTTAATATCATAATCATGTTCTCTGACTTGATCTGCTAGTTGTCTGTATAAATTTTCTGCCATCTGCCATGTAGACTCTGCAGAAGTTAGTCTTGTATTTTGATCTACAATTTTATCTTCAGCAACTTTTAAATCTCTTTTAAGATCTACGATTTCTTGCTGATTAGTGTTAATAGTATCTGTAAGATTAACAATGTAACGAACACCAGTAAATGTTCCAACTAATATAGATGCAACAACTGGTACCAATACAAAATTCTTTTTTAATAAGTCTGCTAAATTCATTTATTTACTTTTTCTTTTTTTATTTGTAAATAAATTATCCACTTTCTGTATAAGTTTGTCTAGAGAACCTAAAATTTTATAAATTAATCTATCAATCATTTTGACGCAATTTTACCTTTGTTTAAGCCTTGTTTAATAACATATTTTTGAGTTCCATTTGCACCATGATTAACTTCTTTTTTTAAATTTATAAAAAGTTTCATTTCTTGTTGCTTTTTTTTATTTTCTTCAGAAAATTTATTAATTAATTTTGTATCTCTCATTTTTTACCATCATTTTCAAAAGACATATCATTTGCATATTCTTGATATGATTCATATGTTCTTTTTTTATCTTTTACTTTTTCCATTTGATAGAACATCTTATCAGAATCCTCTGTGACCATGCTAGGGTGTTCCGCATCCCAATAAGTAGTTTGGACTTTATAGTCAGGCCAATCGTTATCAGTAGTGTAGCTAGTACAATGCCACAAAATACGGTTATTAGGCTGAGCTGCAAAATTACCGTTATCAAGCTCCAATATATGTGCACACTTATGTTCTTGAGGAATTTCAGAATGCTCAACATCCAAGATATTAGTATCTGGATGAGCCCAGTCAATCGTAAATAAGTATCTTCCATGATAAAACTTTTTATCTAAACCTAAAAACTTACCTTTTAAACCATCCAACCAATCAAAACAAGTAATACTAGGCCAGTAACTAAAACAATTCCACAATTCCAATTCGTGTATTTGCATATCGGGCACTTTGGCTCTATCAAACTGTTTTTGGAAAAATGCTGAGATAGGCAGTCTCCAAAAACACGCACCATTTGGAAGCATGATGTTAAATAGGATAGCCCTTCCTGAAATACTGCTAATACTAAAGATAACGCATTCACTAAACTCTCCTTTATTTTCATCCATGTCATAAAGATATTCCTTTCTTATTTTACAATATATAGGTGGTATATTAGCATTTAGATAAGACATAGTCTAACATTTCCATCTACGTCTCGCTTGTCTAATTCTTGAATTAGGGTCTTTAGCAGCTTTAGGGAATTTTTTCATTTGTCCTAAACTTCTAGCACAAAAACTTTTTCTACGCTTGGCATCTTTTGACCCAGGCTTTACTTTACCAGTAACTGCAGTTTTTAATTTTGATCCAGGATTATCTCTTCTATATTTTGCAACACCAGCTTTGGTCATGCCTGCACCAGATTTTGTTGCTCTAAAATATTTTTTTGTTTTTGGTGGTTGAACGTCACCACCTCTTTTCAATTCCAGAATATCTGAATAATATTCTAAATCCATTTTAGGTAAATGTTATTGTTACACCAGCAGTATTAGCTATAGTTGCATGAATACCATCTTCAAATAAAATTCCATTACCAGGTAAATACATATCTAATCCTTCAGTATCAAATAAGTAAGTTGCAATAATAGTTCCAGTTGCTCCACCAGATCTAAATATAATAGATCCATTCGTAGCACCTTTTCCTTGAATAGAAGTTAATCTTGCTCTTTGATTTTGTGCAACCATTTGAGCTGTAGCTGTTGCGTGTGCTACCGACTGGTCTGATGAAAAACTTGAACCACCCATTATTCGTTACTTGTTGTTAGGTTAGGTCCAGAATATTTATCAGTTAATAATGTGTAAGCTGCAACATTAGTTTTTGTTTTACAAAAAATACCTTTTGGAAATAAAATCCCATCATCAGGAAAAGAAAAATTAACTAAATCTCCAGTAGGTACGTCTGCAATAAATAAGGTTGTTCCAGCATTTGAAGTTGTAGTCAATTCCAAAACACCAGCTCCACCCCCATCACTAGCAACAATAATTCCTTTAAGTCTTATTGGTTGCGAAATAATTGCAGCAGCTCCTGCAGCAGCAGTTGATCGAGTAGCTTGTATATCTCCTCTAAACATAAATTCTCCTAGTTTGCGGCTCTCCGAAGAGAGCCACTAATTATTTATTATTGATCGTCAAAAGGTGTTGCAAGTGTACCTGTTGCATTAGTCAAACCTTGTACAAAATACAAGTTTGCTGCAACTGCAGTAAACTTAAGATAAGTTCCTTTTAAACCACCTGTTGTAGCAACAGATGCTCCAGCTTCTCCATTCAAATTAATTTCATTGTTAGTAGCCGCAGGAACCCATTGTTTACCTGCTGTAGAAGCAGTAATACCCGCAGTAATCATACCAATAAATTTATCATCAGTGTTTGCTGTTTGAATTGTACCAGTGAAATCATCTGTAAAAAGAATTTCAAAAGTAGTTCCAATAGTACATGGATTGTTTGGATCACTTCCAGGTCCTGCAATTGCTGAATCAGCAGTAGCATTAATCGCTGGTATTGTGATTGCAGTTGGTGTTCCAGCTGGATCCATAAGCATTAGTCTTCCAGCATTAGCAGCTACTGTCATATTAGTTGCTAAAGTGTTTGCGACTACTGCATTTGGTCCTAAATTAATAAAACCATTTTTTGATCTGACTGGTCCGTCAAATGTAGTTTGTGCCATAATATTCTCCTTTGTATAGCATTAAATTTTGTAGTCTCTATACCGTCTGCCTAGCCAGTCTACAAAATAATTATTATTCTAGGTATTTTGATTGTATATTAGAAGATATATACTGTAAAGACTAAGAGGTTTCTATTTCATGCATATTAAAACTTAAACCAAATTTCGATGTTTTGTCAGTATTTTTTTTACAACCATGTAAAAGAAAACCATTAAATAATGCAAATGCACCTTTTTCAGCTTTAACAGATTCTTTAATTTCTGGAAATTGTAATTCTTGATTACATTCGTTTAAATATATTACACCTGACCACAACCCTCTGTAGTGAGTATGATAGGTTGTTTCTTGATTAGGTTTAAGTTCATATCCCCAAGAGTTGAATAAATAATATTTTGGAAATGAGTGATAAAAATCTACATGGTTTACAAATTGTTGAACAATTTCATTAAATTTTTTATCATTATTAAAAAAACAATAGGGTGTCATCGGCCCTTTTACATTTGTTTTAAAATTTAAATTTTCATTAGATTCACAAGATTTTTTAATCTTATCTATGAAATAATCACTATCTATTTCAATCTTGCCTTTTGTAAAAAAATAAGGTTGTAAGTATTTTTGAAAAACATACTTATTAATTATCATGCTTTCATTTAACACAAAAAAAAGGGCGATGCAAATGCACCGCCCCTTAAATTTAATACAGTTAAGTATTTAAGCTATTAAGTTGGTAAGTTACCGTTACCAAAAATACATCTTGGATCTGAGAATCCAAAAGAATATCTTTCTCTAGCTTTAAATCTTACGTTTCCAGTATCGAAGTCACCTTCAATCGCAGTTTTGATTGGCGATCTAACAAAGTGTTTTAACCCGTTAGGTATGTCAGTCAATAAGAAGAATGAGTCAGTATCAGTTAAGAAGTTATTCACTGAATAACCTTCTGGTACCATTCCCATGCTTACAATTGCATTGATATCATTATCTGCAGTCGAAGTTCTTTGAGGTGATTTCATCAATCTCTCAGCAGTAAATTGTAATTCTTTTGGAATTATCATTTTTCTACCTTGAGCAGCGATTCTTAATCCTCTTTCATCTACGAATCCAGCGATATCGATTAACGATTGCTCTAATGAAGTTTCGTTAAGGTCTGCAGCTACTGCTAAAACGTTTGCGAAAGTGCCACCAGTTGCAAGTGGGTGAGCATTGTTAATTAACGATACTCCGTCTCCACCAGTTACTGCGGCTACTTGTGCTTGGTTTAGCACGTTAGCAGCTTTAACTTGCTTCGTGTTTGACATAGATCTTGCAAGAGCTCTTGTGTATCTTGCAGCTAATCTGTCATACAGGTTGTCTTCAATTGCTTCTTCAGTAATAGCAAATGCTAAAGCGATTGTTTCGTGATTGTATCTTGCTGTGAAAGTTTCACCTGCTTGATCAAACACTACTCCAGCACCTTCTTGTTTAGTTGGTGCAGAAGCGAAACCACTTAACATTACTTCTTCTTCGAAAGCTCTGTCTGAAGTTTCAGTTACAAAAATCTCCGCATGTTGATTCTCGTATCTGTTATATTCCAGGCCGAATAGTGCATTCAAACCTGGCTCTAGTTCTTTAACTAGTTGTGCTCGTGATATAGCCATAATTTAATACTCCTATTATAGTCCTGTTCCACCTTGACGGTAGAAATGATTGTTGATTCTAACAAGAACGTTAGCATTTGAAGTCGTTTGATCATCATTCTCTGGATCTTGCGATATATCAATTGCTTGAACTGCAAATGTACCAGCAGTTCCCTGCGTAGATACATCTAATTGCATTTCAGATATTCCTGTTTTTGTACTTCCGTTAGCAACGCTTAACGAATAGTTTCCAAATAGATTTGCCTGTGCAAAAACCGCATCTGCATTAACCAAAAATACCGCATCTGGATCATCAACAACAAAAGCAGTAATCTGCCCTTGAGTTGGTGTAATTCCACCTGGGTAGTAATTTGAGTAAGTCGGTTTTTGAGTAGTTGGATCATTATAAAAACATCCGTTAAACACACCCACAACAGCATAAGAAGTATTACCAACAGATCTAACAACAGTACCATCAGTTAATGGTCTTACTAAATCTCCTTGGTAAATTGCAGTAGCATAGCCATTTGCAATCTTATATCTGTTTTGAGCTCCTACTAATGGTGTACCGTCTAGTTTTCTGTAAGGTCTTAGACCAAACTTTTCTAGTTGATTTGCCATAGTTATTTTCTCCTTTAACAGTTTATTTTAATAACCCAGCAGCAATTACAAAAAAATTATTTTTTGCGACTACCACCAAAGGTCACTCTTGACTGTCTATCAATATTGATAGGCATGTCTGGGTGCTGTTCCTTCATAAGATCATTGTCTACCGCGTTTATTCTCTCTTGAGTAATTCTATTGAAATACTCAGCACGTGAGACTAAAATCTCTTCTGGTATCCTTGCCAGCACAAGGCCTCCAATTCCTATACACCCCTCGTATTTACCTTCAGAGTAGAAAGGGTATTTATTTTCGCCAATCTCACTTATAATTTGATCAGCTCTTACAAATTCCCAACCTTCCCTTAATTTTTTCGATACATTAGCTGTATCTTCAAAACCTTGAACGTTAGTACGTATCCATCTGTGGGCGTACCCGTTCGGTGCAGGTGGTGCATCCAAACTGGATGGTGGAGTCCAGGCTTTTGGTGCTTCTTTCGAAGCTTTCTTTTCTGACTCCCGTGAAGTTCTCTTAATTGTACTCATACTATTTATCCTCCTTCACGTATCTAGCATATTCCTCTAGTGGCACATTTAATCTTTTAGCAATTGCTACCTGTGATTTTGTGAGTCTCACAGTTCTGCGTCCTTGTTGACTACGACCAGCCGAAGCAACTGTTTGAACGGGTTTAGGTGCTTCTTTTTTTGGCTCATCTTTAGTATTATCAAAACTATCTGGAAAATATTTCCTTAGTCTTGAATTAACTTCATTATAGTACTCATCACTATCTACTTCAATACCCTCTTGAGAAATATTGTTGTGTATCGTGATTGCAGCATTAGTCATTACTTCATCAGAACCAAACCAATCATTGTCCTCGGCCCACTTCTTGGCTTTTGGAGTAATTTGTGGCATAGAGTCTGATGTTCCGCTGTTTGAGGTATCAGCTTGTACGTTTTTTTGTTGTTTATTTTCTTCTTCAGCTTTCTTTTTTTCTTCTCGATTATTTATCTCTAGTCTAGCTTTTTCTTTTTCTACAGCTAATTGAGTTAATTTATCGTTAGCTTCCATAATTTTAGAAGCGTCTTGTCCTTCGATTGCTGATTGAAGGGCTACTTTGACCTGTTCTCTTTGAGCATCTACTCTTGCATCTAATTCTTTTAGATACTGATCGTCAGTAGAATTTAACTTTTTAAGATTAGTGTCAAATTTCTTTTGTACACCTTGTGCATATTCAAGTGCAGCTTTTTCTCTTCTTTCTGCTTCTTTTTTTTGAAAGACAAGTTTATCAATTCTTTTTTGATAATCTCTTCTTGATTCTCCAAGGTTTGGTTTTTCTTCTTCAGATTTTTGTTCAACTTTTTTTTCTTCAACAACTTCTTCTTTTACATCTTCAGTTATTTCTATTTTTGGTTGATCTTTTTTTTCTTCAGAAGGTTTATCGTGACCAGTATAACCTAGGTCAACTTCACCAACATTTAAGTTGGGTTCTTTTTCTTTTACGGTCTCTTCTTTAACATCAATGCTTTCTTCTTTTACATTGTCTGTATCAAGTTCGACTTCTTTTTCTTTAGCTAATAATGCTTCTGCACTATAGTCTTTTACTTCTGCCATGTTTATCCTCCTTTATTAAAATAAATGGAGAATATCTTCTGGCTTTCCTATAGTTCCTATTATTTCGTCATCATTAAGAATACGGTGTTCACCGAATTTAGTTTGAAATCTACTTCCAGTGTATCTGCCATAAACAACAAATTCACCTTCTTTGCACCATGGACCATTTGGAAATTTTTCTTTGTCTTGATAGCAAAGGTCACCCAACTTAACGACTAATCCAACGACTGTTGTCATTTGAATTTTGTCCTGAGTTTCGTCTGCTAAAATAACACCGCCTTTTGTCTTTGCTTTACCAGACCATGGTCTAACAAGCATACGGTATCCAACTGGGTTAGGTATGATTTCAAGATATTCTTTGATGCCTTTGGAATCTGTGGGAATTTG